AGCCGACATCAGGGTTAAATCTGTCGCAGATGCCAATTAGCACCAGCTTTGCTATAGGGTCATCAAGCTTTCGTTCAAACGCCCAACTAACTGCCTTTATGCTCATCCAAGTCTCCCAATCTACGCAATGCGTCTTTCGGCACAAAATACGCGTCTCCATGTCCGCCATAGTCTTTGAGCCATTTGGGCTGCTTTCCATCGGCAGCTAAAATCCAGCCATGCACCAGATAATTTGGCGCATTGCCGGTCACTAAAATAAAAACCCGATCATCAGCGTCATCTTTGCGGATAATCAGGTCATAATGATGGCTAGAACGTGTCCTGACTTCCCAACCGGTCGCGTCAAGATCACCGCCTTCTTTAAATGTGTTAATTGAGCCGCCCCAATATTTGCCAAGCAGTTTGGCGACAGCGACTTCGCCGCAGGCGCCTTCCACATGGTTTTGCCAGTTGGCGGTTTCGTTCTTGTTTTTATATCCGCGTTTCAGCGCCGCAATATTGCGCAGCAAGCCAGTAGTGCCAGCCTGTGCAAGTTCATAGCTGTTAAGGTTCACCGCAATCATGTTGCAACCCTATGCTCATCAAGGCCGCCTAATTCTTTTTGAAAGTTTGGCTTGCCTTTGCACCGGTCGCAAATACGGTTTCCAATATGCTTGCTTTCAAAGTTTTCGGTGCAGCGCAGGCATTTGCGCATGGCGTTATCTTCGTTTGCAATGCGTATTTCAACGCGCCGGCCGCTGTAATGGTGGCAGCATTTCTGGACTTCCTCAAAACGATGGTCTGGAATCCGCTGTTGATAATCAAACCAAAATCTAACGTGCCGGTCTGTTATTCCAAACCATTTGGCAATCCTCTTAATGCCAAGCGCATAATTGCCACAACCTGTTGTCCGAAAAAGCGAAACCATATCTTCTTCTAAATGCTTGCGGGCTGGTTTTTTTGGCGGCTGGCTCATTTATGCGCCCCATTTAAAAGATCGCAGAAATCTTCATAATCAAGCACGGCCAATGGCTTTTGCCGGTCTGCGCCAATAACCAAAATGTCGGCACCAACGATGTTGTCATAAATAAACTTAAAACCTGTGGCGCGCTTTTTGGCTTCGATTTCCCATGTTGTCCGGCCTTGCTTAATAATCAGATCATTTTTGAAGCCGGCGGCAGCGCCAGAAAGCGGAACCCGATAAGCCTCAAGACCATGCGCTTTTGCGGTGTTTACAAGTTCGCGTTCAAAGCGCCCGCCTTTGTCGCGGCTCGCCTTACCCATCGGCGTCAACCTCGTGCATCATCATCCAGTCTTGCACTGAAACCGCGCCTTTGGTCATCTTATGAATTTGCATCATGCGCATTCCTGATGGCACGGTGCTTTTATAAAGATATTTGTGAACGGTTGCCTGACATACGCCCAACCGCGCAGCAAATTCTTTTTGCGACATGGCGTTTTCCACTAAATATTGATTAAGCTTCATTGTTGAACGCCACCTGTTGTTATGTTTACCAACAGGCATAATATGCGCATGAGCAGCAAAGTCAACTCACTGATGGGCATATTTTTTGTTTATGCGCTTAATATTTGCATAATAGTAAATGTATGCTATAGTCCGATTCCTTCATTTTTAGGAAAGGAGACTGATGTGGAAAAATGTTTATTGAAAACTTGGAGTTGGGTTTACGGTGACGCCGATTGGCCGACTGCACCTCCAAAAATTATTATAGGTCAAACAATTAAATGTGTTAATACCCTGCAAGGAGAAGGGGAGAACAATGCAATATCAAAACAATCTGAAAACTTTGCGTCTTACGGCTGGAAAGAAGCAAGCGGATGTCGCGTCTTGCCTTAATATAGGACAAGCAGAATATTCTCGTATAGAAAGCGGCAAGCGCAAAATCACGCCGCATCAACCAGCCCTAGCCAAAGCGTTTGGCGTAGAACAAAATAAGATCACAGAAGAATATGTCGCCGATGTTATTAACAGCATCGCACCGACTGAAACGATATCTGTGTTTGGCTTTCCATCGCCCGATGGTGACGGCTTAAACTTTAAAAAAACCATGATGAGCCGCGTTGAATGCCCGCCTGACTTGGCGGCTGTCGAGAATGCGTATGCTTGTTTCTGTTACGATAACAAACTTAGCCCAAAAATATCAAATGGCGATCTCGCTTTTGTAAACCCTAACATTGAACCAAAAGTCGGCTCGCTTGTTATTGTGCGGGAAAATGGGCGCGGTTTTATGGGAATCCTTACATCAGTTGATAAAGACGGATGCGTCATCGAAACTATAGAGCCACAAGAGGAACTAGAGTTTAGCCGTGACATTGAAAGCATTGATCAGATCGTTATGGTTAAATATGATCTATAGCGCATATTATGCGCATATTTGTTGACATAAGGTATTCGCAATAGTAAAAGGGTGGGATGGATGAGCAAAACCAACCCACCGTTTGCGACTTAACACCCGCATTCTTTGCCAAATACCAAATGGACACCAAGTCGCTTGGTGAACGCTTTAGCACTGTCGGCGGCAGCGATATAAACACGCTTGCGTCCGGCAATGCTGAACGCATCCACCAGCTTTATTTGCGTAAACGCGGCGAGATAGAAGCCGATGACCTGTCGATGGTTTGGCCGGTTTTGATGGGTCATATCACCGAAGAACTTAACATCGAATGGTGTCAGCAAAAGCACGGCTTTGAGATTGTAAATCGGCAAGCCGTGCTAACCAGCAAAAAGCATAAAATAATGCGCTGCACCTTAGATGGCTCTGTGCCTAAATATCGGGGCAAGCAGGCCGTCATTGATGCAAAATTTACGATGGGCAGGCCTTTGGCCGGCGAGGAATGGCGCGATGTTATCCCGCGCCTTTGCAAACAGTATAGTCCGCAACTCCATTGGAACGCCTATTTGCTGGAAGAAAACACCGGCAAAAAATGCCCTTTTGGCTTGCTTTCGATCATTAGAGCCGGCAACGAGCCAACCCTTCACGAAATAAAAATTGACCCGCTTTATCAGGCTGAATTGATCGGCCTTGCAAATTATTTTATGGGCTGCGTCGAAATGGGCGTTGCCCCGACAGAATTGCCAATAAGCGAGGCGCCAGTTCCGCCAGAAGAAACTGTGCCGGTTTCGATGGAAACCGATCCCCATTGGAAACAATGGGCTGAAGTTTGGATTCAAACCGTTGGCGCCGCAGACACTTGCAAAAAAGCTGAAGCAGAAATCAAGAAAATGGTTCCCCGCCATGCGTCCGAAGCTTTCGGCGCTGGCATAAAAGTGCGGGTCGCAAAAAATAAATCAAAACGCATAGAGGTTTTAAAATGAGCGAAGATATAAAAGAGATTGCTGCGGCGCTGTCAAAGTTTCAACAGGCGATGCCAATTTTGAAAAAGACCGGCCAAAATTTCACAAAAGGCAACGCGGCAACAATTGGCGATATTGTCACCGTTGCAAAACAAGGTTCGCAGTTTGGACTTAGTTATACTCAGCGCGTTGACTTTATAGGTGACGAGCCAAGTTTTGTTGAAAGCATAATAATGCACACTTCGGGGCAATCGCTTTCGTCAGGCAAATATAAAGTTATGCCAATTAAGCCCAACGATCCGTCCAGCTTTGGCGCGGCTGTAACTTTTGCAAAGAAAAACTCGTTGATGGCGCTGTATGGCATTGCTGACCATGATGGCGAAGATCACGATTGGAACCTTGATGAAAAAGGCAATCTGAGGCCGGAGCATCGGCCTGATCCCGCGCCAACCCCAATTAAGCCAGCCGCGCGCGATGAAGGTTCTGCTCTCCTCCCTTCAGACGCCGCAGCCGGTCAGGCTGCTTCGCCAAGCGTTCCTTCTCCTGACGCTAGTGAAGCAGCCGCGTCTATCAAGCCAACGCTGAAAAAGATTTCAGACGCCGGCACAGTAAAAACACCCGCCGAAGAATATCTTGAAAAACTGCAAGCAAAAATCAAAGCCGCCGGCAGCTATGACGAGGTGGTTGAGATCACAACAGAAGCCGTTAACGCAGCTAAAACGCTTGACGGCGTTGAGCAGATGTTCCGGTTTTTACAACCTTCCAGCGAGCAAATCATAAAGATTTTCGCATCGAAGAAACATGAATTAGTCCAACAGCTTGCAAAGGAGCAAAGCGCATGAATGAAGATAGACCACAAATAAGGTATGGTGTGGATGATCTAACGATCAGCATCAACGATGACGCCGCCAATAAAAAAGAAGATTGGCATAGCGATTGGCGCGGCAAGCTTGTTGTCGATGGAAAGACTTACTATGTCGATCTTCGCGATAAGTCGGATAGCTGGAAGGCTGGCAAGCT